CCCGTAAACTCTTTTGGTGGAACTTGTGCTAAACTATAATCTGGATTAGGAGCTATTGTAATATCAGCATTAATATCTATTAACTCTATTTCTTTATTTAAAGTTAGTTCTATTACTTGTCCACCAACACCAATTGCAGTGTTAATTGACTGTATAGATTCTATTACTACTTCATCTGCTAGTAATATTTTTCCTGCTACAGTAGGGTTATTTGTTTCAGCTTGATCACTTATTATAAAATCTCCTACTCTAGGTGTAGGTAAAGGCGTAGGTTCATCAGTAGTATTTCTAAAATAATATTTAGCAGTAAGAGTATTACCTTGAGTAACTATTGTATTAGGAGCTGCGTTTACCGCTGTTGTATCAAAACCTCTATCTAATAATCGTTTAGATGAGTTACTCATTGATGGTCTACTAAACCTTAACTCTATATCAGTTGCTTCGTCCCATGTACCTGGTTGCATATTAGCACCACCATCACCATCTTTAAAGTTGTTGTATATAGTTATTATTTCTGCAGTTTCATCTATATCAATAACATTCCATAACTCTTCTACTCCTTGTCCTGGAAAACCAGATACAATATCACCAATTTTAATAGTGCTTAAATCACTACCAGCCAACATTGTCAAATCATAACCTCGTGCTACAGCACCTGGAGCAGTTGCTTGAGCT